TAAATAAACCATAAACAGTTAATGCCATCATTACTGCTGTTAAAAACATTACTATTGAAATTATAATTATTAAAGTTTGCATATTTATTTATTTATGTGGCTACCATCGCAGTAACCTTCTGGGTTATTTGTGCATCCGCACTCACATTTTACTTCTATCATAACTTTCCTTTTGGTGGGTTAAACTTATCATCAAAAAACAATGCACTTTTTAGGATGATTTTATCCATTATATTATCTTGATTTTGAAGCATTTCTCTTTGTAGGTTTATTACCATTTCTTCTAATCTGTCTTTAGCATCTACAAGCATTTGTATTTGATGGTCTTTCTTTTCTATTGTTGCTTTTAGTGCGTTTATGTCATCAGGTCTTGTTCCACTTATAGCACTAATTAAAACTGGTATACTAGCTGCAATAGATCCTATTAACATAAGCACAATCTCTTTGTTAGATTCTAAAACAGGATATTGTACAAACGTAATTATAATTCCTACTATAAAGAAAAATATAAGTAAACTTCCTGCATAACTACGCAGTTCTTTCGCTACACCATTTTTAGGTAATGTCATTTCTTTAACTTTTTAGAAATTGATATAATAGTATAACCAATAGCAAGTAAAAGGCTTATAGCTTGTAAAAACGGATTTACAGCACTAACAGAAAAAACTAATGCAATTACGTTTAAACTATAAATCTTTAAATCTTCCACTATCTATAATTTAATTTTTTAACAATTAATTTCATTATTTAATGATGTAATACTTTGCTGAGTTAAAACATTGTTGTAAACTCTAAGTTGGTCTATGTTACCTGAAAAAAATGATTCAGAATAAGCAGTACTACTTACGTAATATGAAGTATATCCAAGACTTGGGTAATTGGTATGATAAGACAAAGATTGCATTGTTGTTGTAGCTACTACTGAATTACCAATCCATAAAGTTACAGAATTTCCTGTTCCACCATTAGTAAGTGCTACAAATGTCCAAGTATTTAATGGTACTTGTGCAGTAGATGTAATTCTTGTGTAAACGCTACAACTTGGGTCTGCAGGAAAAGGGTTTCCACAATCTCCTGCGTGTCCTGAAAACCTTACTGTTTGCCCATTAACTATTTGCCAAGACCATCCTTTACTCGGTCCATTTATATAATCATAATTCGCTAAAATAGTATAAGGTGCATTTGCAGGTGGATTAGATGAAATATAAACCCAAGCAGAAATAGAAAACTCATTAAAATTTAACGAATTTTGTGGTAAATCAATTTTTGTACTTGAGCCATTAAAAACAGCAGATGCACTTCCATATTTTTTTACACTTGTACTATAACTAAGGTTATTTATTGAATAAGAATTATACGAGGAACTACTTGTTGAATTAGTATTACTATTAAATTCATAAAGAGCAGTTCCTGTTACACCTGTAGGATAATTTAAAGTGCTTGTGGTACAAGAAACTGCTGCTGCCCCTTGAGAAAGTATTTTTGCTTTTCCTAAACTCATTATATAAAACTTGGAAGTTGATAATCTATAACAGAAGCTTTTGTACTTAAAGCATTTATTTCTGTTTCTTTACCTGCACACTCACTTCTCAAAGCTGCTCTTGCATCTATAATATTTTGTGGTGCTGCTATTCCTTCTTGCGCTCTTATTATATACCAATCAGTTTTACCAATTTTAGCAGAGTAAACAGATTTTAAACTTTCTATTTTTTGTGTTTTAAGTTCTGCTACTGATTGACTGTAAGTTTTGTTTTTAATAGGGTAAGTAAATACTTCATTATCTGCATCCCATTTTATAGAACCTAATTCTTGACTATCTTTAGTTGCAGGTGTTACTACATCGTAAAAACCAAGTTCTTTTAAACTTGAATCATTTAAGTATTGTACACCTAAAATATTTCCCCAAGTTTTAGGAACTGAACTATATGTTTTAATTGTACCGTTTATGTTAATTGCTTTCATATCTTATTTTTTAGCTTGGTGTTGAATCACTTACATAGGTTAATACTGAGTAGTTAAAAATAGGGTTTGCTGAATCATCTATACACTCTACCATTAAAGCATTAGTTTTAGAACCATCATAGTCTTTTTCGCCTAACTTGTTAAAAGTTCCATTTGTTGCTATAAGTGTTATTGTATAACCACCTGTCAAATTGTGGAAAGTTATTACTTGACCTACTTTGAAAGCTGAAAAAGTAAATGACTTTGCACCTGTACAAGCTGACTGTAATTTAAAAACAGTTGATGTTGACCAATCAACAGCAGTATTACCTGAAGTTGCAGTTATTGTTGTTGTACCTGTATATCTTGGTTCTAACTTGTCAAAAGTAACTCCATCGTCTGCAATTTTTGCAGTTGTAACATTAGCATCTAATATCTTTGCTGTAATAACTTTGTCATCGCCTATTGTTAAAGCTGTTGCTCCTGTTACATCTCCTGTATGAGTTGCATTAGTTACCTTTGCTGTATTTGCTGTTATTTCTGTATTTATTGAATTAGCTAACTTATCGGCTGTAACTGCATCATCTGCTATTTTAGCAGTCGAAATTCCTGCATCAGCTAAAGATATAGTTACTGCTCCTGTTGCTGAATCCCTTTCTATTGGTGCTGTTGCTGTTATACTTCCTACATCACTTGCATCATCTGTATACAGTTCCGTAAAGTTGTCATTCACTTTATCAAAGGCATCTCTTATAGGATCACCTGTCCCATCGTTTGCTGTCGTGCCAATATTGATTACCTGTTTAGCCATTGTTTAAATTTTATATTTGTGTTGCATCTGCTTTATAATTCGTTGTATCGGCTAAAAATGGTGTTCCAGATATTTGTGTTAAATCTGCTGTTAGTGCAAAAGTACCCCAGCAACTTGGTGCTGAAATATCAGGTATATAGTTTGTTGAATATGCCGTATCAGAACCAAATCCTGAATCAGTTATCATTTGACAATATATTGAACCCCAATTTATGTTATTAGCCATATATATATAATTACTTTTTTATGTTTTTGTTATACATCCTTTTTAAATAGTTTTTTAACTTAACTATGTTTTGCTGTTTAGGTTTATAAGTCCTTTTAATCATAAAACCCAACCAGAAAAATTAGCATCCTTATCCGGATATACGTTATCATTATTACTAGTATAATATTCAGCATATCTTTCTGCTGCATAAAAACTAAAATGTTCTATCATTCTATCGGTGTAGTATTGTGCTGTTGTACGTTCTTTTTCAATTAAAAAATCTACTTCTGTTTTAGATACGTTTTCCGCATTTTCACTACTATGTTTATAAACACCTTTATTAGATACCGTGTAAGCAGCAAATGGTAAATACTCAACCATCGCCCAATGTACTAAACAAGGCTTAATATGATTTTCTACTAATGTTGCATAATGTCCTGCTAAATTACCTGCTATAATATCTGTACTTATTTTATCATATAGCTTTGTACCTATATAATTTTGTATATGTATATTCTGTGCAATCTTAACGTATTGTATAAACTTATCAGTATCTACTCCACCTGATACATTAGTGTATTTTACAATATCTTTACGAGTAACAAATAATGCTTCAGCCATAATTATCGTGGTGTTGTAAAGTTTTTAGGTTTTATAAACCCCCTATTTTTCATATCTCTTGGTCGTTTTGCAACTTTAGCATCATTAGTTTCAGGTTTAAAACCTTCTTTCTTTGCTTCATTTACACTTATTTCTGCATTTGGGTTAGTAGCATCTGGTTTTACACCTTTAGCCATATACGTTTTACGCATCCAAAAATGCTGACACGATCCACCACCTTTGTAAAGCCATATATCGTAAGTTGCAGCACCACCTTTACCCCAACCAGCATTTACAGGTTGTTTACTCATTTGCATTATATCTTCTTTTCGGTATATCTTTTTAGCTGATACCATTTTTCTACAAAACTCCCTGCTATTAGCTGATACTGTTAATGGTGCATATTGATAACGTACTTTAAACTTCATATCATCTGCTTCACCATCTTGTTCGCTTTT